ATTGATACCATTGAAAAAGTAAAGTGGAAAATCATTGTTGATTCTTTGAATAGAAAAATAATAATCAAAAAAGATACTATCAATAAGATTCTGAAAGACACAATATTTCTGCGTGATAATGATTGCCTAAATAAGATTTCAAAATTGAAAAATGAATTGCAAGATTCATATCAATTCATTGAAGGTTTGCAGGAGAATTTAAATAGGCAAGTTCCAGTTGTATATCAGACCTATAAAATAAAAGATACTGCGCTGATACAATCAAAGGATTATGAGATTAGTGGTTTGAAAAAAGATTATGATATTGTCAACGAAAAACGTATCAATTTATTGTGGTGGGTTATTATTTTATTAATATTATTTGGTCTCTCTTTTATCTTACATTTACTTAGAAAATGACAACATCACAAAGAGCAGTTGATTTAATTAAAAATTTTGAAGGATTCTTCACTGACGCATATTTATGCTCAGCAGGAGTTCCAACAATTGGTTATGGCAGTACGATGTGGTCAGATGGAAAAAAGATTGTAATAGGTCAGAAAATCAGTTTGGATAATGCTGAAAAGTTATTGTTATGGGAATTGAGAAACAAAGAACATTGTTTGAATAGATTATACTTGAATCAAAATCAGTTTGATGCATTGATGAGTTTTGTGTACAATGTAGGTTGCGGAAATTTACTGAAATCAACATTGTATAAGAAGGCGTTGTTGAATCCAAATGATGTTACCATTAAAGATGAATTCATGAAATGGAATAAGGCGAGAGTGAAAGGTGTATTGACTGAATTGAAAGGATTAACAAAAAGACGTACTGAAGAATCAAAACTCTACTATGAACAAATCTGAAATTGCACGCAGTTACCGCGACAACTTTCCTGAAATGCCGACAATGAAACTGGCGAGAATCATTTTCAAAGAACACAAACTTCAATTCAAGGATGTTGAAAATGTCAGGTCTGTATTAAGAAGGATTGAAGGAAAGAATGAAGGAACTGGAAAAAAATCTTTATTGAATCAAAAATACATAAGAGAGGAAGCAAGACCATTGAATCCATACAAACTACCAGAATCAGAGGAAACCATATACAAACCTTTTATATTCCCTAAACATAAGAAGGTAGGAATTTTATCTGATGTTCATTTACCATATCATTCACTGGATGCATTAACTGAAGCATTGACCGAATTAAAAAAAGAAAAGGTTGATGCTTTGTTGCTTAATGGAGATACAATAGATTGCCATCAATTGAGCAGATTTACTAAAGACCCAAAGAAACGAGATTTCAAATATGAATTAGATTGTTTAAAATCATTCTTTGATAAACTGAAACAGATTCTTGATTGTAAGATTTATTTTAAGTTAGGAAATCATGAGCTCAGGTATCAACATTTCCTATTTCAGAAAGCACATGAGATAGCAGGAATAGAAGATTTTGAATTTGCAAATATCATTAAGGCGATAGAATACGATATCACGATGATAGAGGCGAATCAGTACATGAAGTTGAATGATTTGAATGGAATACATGGTCACGAATATATCGGAGGAATTTCAGCGCCTGTGAACGTTGCAAGAGGTTTGTATCTGCGTGGTAAGGTGTCAGCGTTTCAAGGACATAATCACGCAACGAGTGAGCATACTGAATCTGACATGAATGGTAAGATTACAACCACATGGTCAATTGGTTGTTTGTCGGAATTAAATCCTGCTTATATGCCACTAAACAAATGGAATCATGGATTCGCATGGGTTGAACTGGATGAAAACGGAAGTGATTACAAATTTCATAATAAAAGAATCTTTAAAGGAAAAACATTATGACAAACGAAATCAAAAAAGAAGATGAAGAACTTGAAATGATAATGGAGTACACTGGCTTCATGGAATACATTCAAGGCGCATACTTTGCACTTTCATCAGTTGATGATTTAGATGTTGCCATCATGAATAAAGAAGATGAAAAACGAGTTAAACGAATCAGGCGTAAGTCAATCAAGATAATTGATGAATGTCTGAATCAAATGTACGATGAGTTATTTGAGACAGATGAAGAAGATTAATTGTTCTCGTGTTTTGTTTTTAATGGTAAACCTGATGTATCTACATTGGGTTTTTTTGTCACCAAAATTCAAAGATTTGTGAACTATATCGGTTTTTTTCCGATATTGAATAAATATTTTTACAATTAATATTTGAGCTGAAACTCAATACTACACTGCATTTGATTATATTATGAAAAAATATTTTTGTTTTTTTTGAAAAATATTTGAAAAAATATTAGGTCAATTCAAAAATGCGTTCTATATTTGTGTAACAAAACAAAACAATAACACTTAAAACAAAACACAATGTCAACACAAAATCAAAAACCTGAACCTGAAAATGTAATTGATATTCCAACATTGAATGGTTGGAAAACATTTGAAAGAAATCGTGAGAAAGCAGATTCCAATGGAAATGAACATTGTCCATGTTGTGGCAAAGAAATAAAAAATCCTAAATATTTTATTAATTCAATTTATGGTGGTTGCATGTATCCAAAAGCAGATAAAAGAGAATATGCTGATGGTTGGGTTATGGGAGTAGGCAGTGAATGCAGAAAAAAATTACCAATTGATTATGTAATGACAGAAGAAGAATTATAAAACAATCAGGGGTGCGACTGCAACGCACAATTTTTAACCAATAAAAATCAAACAATGAATTACAAAAAAGAATGTTTGATGTTAGCAAAAAAACAATTCATTATAGACATACAAAAAGATATTGATTTCATTGAATTTAAAAAAAATTGCTACAAAGGTAATTCCATTAATTACGGATGTATTGTGGTAAGTGATTCAAGTTGGTTGCTTAATTGTGGAATTTCAAGTCAAACAATTATTTCTAAATATTATAAAGAAATATTATACACATGAAAAAGTTAATCAACAAAATCTTTAAAAGGAAAAAACAATTTCCGAAGCGTTACGCGGTTTATAATGGTAACTATTTTGTTGGATATTCTGAACCATTAAAATCTAAACAACACGCAGAAGAATATCTGATAAAATATTTTAAGTATTGCCATTTCAATCATGAAAATGCAACTTGCAGAATTGTAAATCCTTTCAGAAAAAAAATGATTTAATCAAATAAGTTTCTTATCTTTATTCACTAAAATTTAAAACATGGAACAAAAAACAAGAGGTGGTGTGAGAAGCAATGCAGGTCGCAAACCATCCGCAAATCCAAAAACTGCATTTACTTTGTACATCGAAAAATCAATTATTCAGAATTTCGGTGGTCAAAAAGAACTTAGGGAGTTTATTTACAAAACCATTAAAACAACACAACATGATTCTTCAACACACAATTCAATTCAGGAACAACAAACTTCACATAGTAGTTGATTACAATCCAGTTACAAACGATATAGATTTCTTCAACTACGCAACAATCGAAGATGAAAAATGTGAGGTGGATATATCTGACATGTTCACTTCATATCTAAACGGAGAGGAAATAATTGAAAAAATCGACTGGGATAAAATCTACAAAGAAACACAATATGAAAAAGATATTTGACACAATTATCATCATTGCTGCGGTCTTATTAGGATTGTTCGGTGATGCCATTTATGAATCAATTTTTAACTTTTAAACAAAATACAATGAAAACAAGACTCATCAAAGAAACAGACGCATTTGGTAATGTAAATTACTTCACCGAATTAGACGAGCAATTTGTTGAAGGAAGTCTGGTACACATTCCGCTTGACCTTACGCTGGATGAAAAGAAAGCAAAAGTCAATGAAGCATTTGACCGATATAGTCAGATTCAGGAAAGCAAAGGAATGAAAACAAAAGAGGTTATAATTGAAAATGAATTCTAAAACAAATAAAACAAAACACAATGCAAAAATCAGAATCAATCAAAAATCTCACGAAGGCGTTGATAACGTTTCACGTGAAAGTTGACACAATCAAAAAGGATGCAAAGAATCCTTTCTTCAAATCATCTTACGCATCACTCACAAACATTCTTGATGGAATCAATGATGCACTAATTGAAAGCGGATTATCTGTTGCTCAATTTCCTGAAGGTGATTATGGATTGGAAACAATTCTCATGCACGAATCAGGCGAATGGATTCAGGCTAACTACACAATGAAACCAGTTAAGGATGACCCACAAAGCAGAGGTTCGGCTATTACTTACGCAAGACGTTACGCATTGGCATCAATCCTATCACTAAACATTGATGATGATGATGATGGCAATGCTGCAACACATGGAAGTGCAACACCTTACGAGAATACAGAAAAAGCATGGTTGAATACTGGAACACCTGAGTTTGAAAAAGCAATGACATACATGAAAGGTGGTGGTTCAATTAATGCAATCAAGACAAAGTACAAAATCCGTAAAGAGGTTGAACAAATGCTAACAACTCAAAATAAATAACTATGAATTACCTGCCATCTATTACTACTGAACTAACAAAATCACAAATCCAGATAGTCGCTGAAGGCTATCTGGATGAAGTGAGCAAGAACGGAAAAATCATTGAACTAACCGATTTGATTGCTAAGATGGAATATCTTATAAAGCAAATCAGAGAGAATAAAGGTTATGTTGATGAGGTCAGAACTGAATTAATGAAGTTCGGCAGAGAATATGTAACACCATCAGGAACAAAGATTGAACTTGCAGAGGTCGGAACAAAGTATGATTTCACGCATTGTGGAAGTACTGAACTTCAGGAACTTGAAGAACTACAAGATAAGACAGAAGCAAGAATAAAATCGGTTAAAGATTTCCTGAAGACATTACCTGACGAAGGCATGATGGTTCTGAATCAATCAACTGGTGAATTAGAAATGGTTTTTCCACCTGCAAAAACAAGCACATCATCATTTAAAACAACACTTAAAAAATGAACTGCGAACCATGTATAAATGAATTTATACCACAAACAAAACGATTGACAAAAGATGAAATACTGGAAGCAATCTGCATGAAATATGGAATAGAAATCAGGCAAATGAAAGGTAAACGCAGAGATTATAATATTGTTGAAGCAAGACATTTACTTTGCTATGTTCTAAATTCAGATAGTTATTTAAGGATGTACCTGCGCGAAATTGGAGAATTAATCAACCGACACCATTCAACAATTATTCATTCTATTGAGTATGTAAAAAGAACACTGGAGGTTGATGCTGGATATCGCAGAAAGGTTGCAGATTTATATATGCATCTCTATAACACAACAGAATATCTTCCAAGTTTCGTTCTTAATTTTGTGGAAAAACAAAACAAAATAAAATCAATCTCTATTCAATTTATTGATTAAATTTGTATAGCGAACTCTGAATATATTGCAGCTATTCAGAGATTCAATCCTCAACCTTTAAAAGGTCATAATGCTGCAATCATTGTGACCTTTTTTATTTTATGCCAGTAAGAAAATATTATGAATGTACAGAAAGTTTCAATTCAATTGAATTTGACACTATTGAAACAATTGATAAACAAACATTTTTGTTTATTAAAACAAAACATGAAGATGGTCAATATATTGAAGTGAATTTGACAAGAATGGATTTGCTAAATCTTATACAAGAATTAGAAAATATTAATGAAATTATTTATGATAAAGAAAAAGAAGGAGGTAACAATGCCTAAAAGATTCACAGATACTGAAAAATGGAAAGACGATTGGTATCTTTCTTTGAATAATGATTACAGAATCATTTGGCAATGGTTGTTAGATAATTGCAATCATGCAGGAATTTGTAAGCCATCAATAAATTTACTTAACATGATGTGTAACACATCAATAAGTGAATCAGATTTAATTTCAATTATGAATGGCAGAATATTGAAAATTAGCAACATTTGGTTTATTCCAAAATTTTTAAAATTTCAATATGGAACTTTAAATTCAAAAAAACCTGCGGTTGTTTCAGTAGTTAATGAATTGAAAAAAAATGATTTATTTCATTTAGTTAAAGAACTATTAGATAATGATTGTATAATGATTACAGAACCATTAGAGAATAGTTCCGTAACTATTAAAGATAAAGATAAAGATAAGGATAAGGATAAAGATATAATTATTAATAAAAATGGTTTTTTCAAAGAATTAGATTTTGACGAACTACCTGAACAATACCAACGCAGTATTATTGAGCAAATGAAAATTCAAAAGCAAAAGGATATTGAATTAAATGTAGTACTTTCAATGTGGCAAATATTTAAAACACAAAATCTAACTGGTGACAAATTTTACAACAATCGTAACGAAGTATACAGACACTTTACAAACTGGATTAAAACACAAAAATTTGAACACAATGCAAAACCTGCCAATGAAAAGAGATTCGACGCATACCTTGAATTCGCTAACCGATATAAAAAACCATCTAATGACGAAGCGGTTAATTGATTGTGAACCTAATGAAATCAATCAGCAACTTGCAAAGATTTATTTAATCATTGGATTGCGTCCACAACACTTTCCTTCTGATTATGAGAATCAATTTTTGATTGACTATATAAAAACAAATCATGGTCAAAAAGGAATAGGAGAATTGTACTTTGCGTTTCAGTTAGCGGTTCAGGATAAGTTAGATATTGAATCTGCGAATCCTTATGACCAGTTTAGCGTGATATATTTTGAACGCATAATGATTTCATACCGCGCATGGCTGAATAAAAAATACATCGAAGAATCACAAGTTAGAATTGAACCAAAACAAATTGAATACAAAATGACAAATGAAGAAAAATGGCAGGAAATAAACGAATGGAAAGAGAAATCAGAAATTGATATTCGTATGATACCAATTTACCTTTATGAATGGTTAGAGGAATTTGGAGAGATAATGCTTGATAAAAATGAAAAGGTTAAGATTTATGAACAAGCATCACAGATGTACCTTTCAATCATGCGAAATGAGGCAGAGCAACAAAATAAATGGCAAGAATACAATCGTTACATCAACCAACATTCGTTAGGATTCAAACAAATTAAAGGCGAGTATGTACCTATACTTAGAAATCTATCAATGAGAATCGCAGTTTTTAAATATTTAAAAAACACAAAATGAAACAGACATCAATAGAATGGTTAATAGATGCTTTAGAAAATCCTAAATTAAAATGGGATGATATAAAAATACAAGCTAAAGAAATGCACAAGCAAGAGATAATAGATGCGGTGTCTTATGGCAATAAAAATGAATTAATGGCATCACAAGAAATGTTTGCAGAACAATACTATCAAGAAACATTTAAAAATTAAAAAATGATTTTACAAATAATTTACTGGATGGTTTTAATCACTTTGGTATTGATAGGAATGCTATCATTTGCAATGATTTGGTTTTTTGCATTTGATTTCATTTATCATTTCATAAAAGAAAAATTCACAAAATGAACAAAGAAATTTTCTTGAAGTATGGAAAGTTAGTAGAGGATAAATTTGCAAAATTATTTTCTGATAGCATAGAATCAAATAAACAAGAAAATATCTATCAGCATTGGGATATAAAAGTTCCTATTAGAATTGATGTAAAAGGAATTAAAAAAATCTATCGTACAGATGAAAAACCAAATCAAAACTTTCATTGGATAGAATTAAAAGGAATTACTGGTAAATTAGGATGGCTATATGGTGAAGCAGAATTTTTTGCTTTTGAAACTGAATCTTATTTTATCATAGTTGAAAAATTGAAATTACAAGATTGGATTTCAAAAAATATAGCAAAAGAATTTTTTGATGAACCTACAATAAATAAACTTTATCAACGTTACAATAGGTTGGATATTTTAACGCTCATCAGCACTATAGATTTGTGTTATTTATCAACTGCAATAATTAAAAAAAATGATTAGAAAAACAGACGCGAACCAGAAGGATATAATGGACAAACTGAGATTGATTCCTCATCTATCAGTTTTCTCAACGCATACAATAGGCAAAGGATTCCCAGATATCATAATCGGATACAAAGGAAAAAACTACATGATTGAGATTAAAGATGGTTCAAAGTGGAAATCTCAACAGAAACTAACTGCTGATGAACTGGTGTTTCACATGAAATGGAAAGGACAGATATGCACTTGCAATTCATTTGAGCAGGTGATGGAATTAATCAATGAATCCTAAGAAATAACCACCGAATTTTTTCTTCAATAGATTTTTTAACTTTGATTCATCATTAAGAATATCACGAGCATATTTTGGGACTGCATACTTATTCCATTCTGATTCATTTAATTTCCTGAAATATCTATCATACATGAATCCAATGACTGCACCTGAACCAAATTCATTGTAGCAATAGATTACAATTGGGTCTGTATATGGTTTCTTTTGAATGATAGTATCACGCTTTACAAAATAACGTTTTGCTGAATCAAACTTCTGAATGTTTGGTACAATATGCAGAATCTTATTTCGTAAAATCAATTCATCTTCAGTTAGCAATGTATAAGGTTTTACAACTACTGGAACATATAAAGGAATCTGAACAAGGTCACCAAAATAAATGCTTGATGAATCTTTATTCTCGTAAACATTTAAGATAACTGGTGCAATGCGATTGTCATAAATTGGAAATGGTGCATCTGAATTTACAATTTGATTTTCAAGTTCACGCTGATAGAATCTATTGTCATCAACATTGTTATAGTAATTTTTGTAAGTGATATCCTTGTACTTTGGATTCTCAGAGATAACTTTCAAAGTTCTACGAAGTACAAAAAACATCCTTCTTGCATCTTCAAGTTTATCAAATATCTCTTTCCTTTCATCAGTTGTCACCAGTTCAGTTGAATTAACTAAAGTATAAGATGAATTTTTATCATAAAATTCAACAACAACGATTGCATTGTTGTAAATAACCAACGAATCTTGTTCAGTTGGGCAATCACATTTTGCACCATAAATATCTTTACATTGACTGAATGCAATTTGATTAGTCAATAATAGAATCAATGTTAATATCTGTCGCATCATTTTTATATTGTGTTTTCAAAAACTTTGTATCTTTCAACATCTTTATGTAATGCACGATTGCAAAAAATATATTGAGGAAATCTACAATCATCATGCATTTGTTTCTCTATTATCAAAAATCAAACCTAAAGAACTTCAGGATGATTTGAAGCAGGAAGTTGCACTGGTATTGCTTACAAAAGATTGTGAACAAATAAAAAGGTTACATGATGCAAATGAATTATTGCAATATTCTTTGAAGATTATATGGAATTTAGGAACATCTAAACAAACGCGATTTTATAGGATGTTCAAAAAAAATGATTATGCAAATTTGTCTGAATATCTTGAAACGCTGAAAGGAACTGAACTTGTGACAGATTCGCAGATTAGAAACATTAACAAGATACTGGATAGCAAATTAGATAAGAATGCAAACGAAGCACACGAATCAATGATATTCAGGAAGTATGTTGAATTAAATAGTGGAGAAAAGGTTGCAGAGTTTTTTGGCATTCCATCTATTCATTGTTACGAGGTTATCAGGAAAACAAAAAAGGAACTAATAAAAGCAATTAGAAATGATAGTTAATTTGTTAGCAGGATTTTTCTTTTCTTATTATTTCGTGAATGTTGCTGGGTTTCCAAACGCAATAAAAGCAGGGTTTAAGATGCAACGAGGTGCAAGGTTGAAACCTTTTGATTGTGTCACTTGTCTTTCAGTATGGACATCGGCAGCATTATTCTTTTTACCACATATTTATTCAGAATTTCTTTGCATCATATTTGGTGCAGGATTCATCGGTCAAAAAATCAAATGAAAGTATTAGGCATTGCACATCCGAATTCAGGTTGCGGTTATCATCGTATAGTTTTACCGCTTATGTTTATGCAAGACATAAGTGGAATTTGCACAAACAAACCGACAGAAGAAGTTTTATCTGAACAATGGGATGTGCTATTTTACAATCGTGTTTCAATGTTTGATAATAATCTTGAAGAAACAAAGAAACAACTCGGATGCAAGATTGTAGTTGATATGGATGATTCATGGTTATTGCCAACGAACCATCTGAACTATTACGACTATAAAGACATGAATTCACGCATTGAAAATAATTTGCGATGTGCTGACCTTCTCACTTGTACCAATGAAAAATTGGCAAACCTTATCACAAATCTTAATGAAAACATTGTTATCGTTCCAAATGCTTTACCATATGGATATCACCAGTTCACAGATGAAAAAATTGAAGATGAAAAAATAAGAATATTTTGGTGTGGTGGAATCACTCATGAAGGTGATTTGGAATTATTAAAAAATCCTTTCAGGAAGTTAATGATGCACAAGCACAAAATCAAAATGGTTTTAGGTGGATATACTGCAACAGATGATTCTTCAAAGTTCTTGTGGGATAAAATGCTATCCTATTTCAGCAACTCAATGAAATTAGATTATGAAATAATTAATGGTACAACACCTGACAAATACATGAGTATGTATGAGAATGCAGATATTATGGTTGTACCTTTGCTTGAATCTGATTGGTCAGGTTGTAAATCAAATCTGAAGTTATTGGAGGCAGCGACAAAAGGTATTCCAGTAATATGCAGTCATGTTAACCCTTACAAATTAGATACAGATGCACCAGTATTGTGGGTAGAAAACCAAACAGATTGGTTTAAGCATTTGAATTTCTTAATAAATAATAAAAACGCGAGAGAAGATTATGGCGAGAAAATCAAAGAATGGGCAGTTAGAAAATACGATTTCTTCAGAATCAACAATGAAAGAAGAAACGCATTTGCTGAAACTTGCAGAGCATAAACATATTTACGATTTCTTTATCAAAACTGGAGAGGTTGTAAATCTGCATCCACATATAAAGAATGAGATTGTAGATGCATATCGTGTGGAGTTTCCACATTATCATTATAACATGGCTTGTTCTGCTTGTACAACTGAAATGCTTGTGCAGGTATATCGTTGGTACGAAAATAAAATCAATGGAAAATAAAATACATCCCACTGCAATCATTTATGACAATGTCATTTTAGGCACTGGTAATATCATTGGTGCATATTGCATTATCGGTTCACCTGCTGAATGGAAAGGGAAAGAAGATAAAACTGGAAATGTCATTATTGGAAACAATAACATAATTACTGGTATGGTCACAATTGATTCAGGAGTAAACAGACAAACGTTTATCGGAGATAATTGTTATATCATGAAACACGCACACATCGGTCATGATGCAGTAATTGGTGATGGAGTTACGATTTCATGTGGTGCAAAGATTGGTGGTCATTCAATAATTGGAAATGATACAAATATAGGATTGAATGCAGTTATACATCAGAAGTGTATAATTCCACAAGGTTGCATGATAGGCGCAAGTGCATTCGTTGGTAAAAAATCTCTATTAGCACCTTATCAAAAGTATGCAGGAGTTCCAGTTAAACACATTGGAGAAAATATAAAAAAATGAAAGTAGCAATATTATTCCTTGACTACCTACGTCACGACCATACAAAACAAGCATTGCAATCAATCGCAAAGGCAGATTATCCATTTGACCTATTCACCATCAGACAAAAAGGTATAGCAAAAGCATTGAACATCGGAATTGATATTACACGCGATTATGATGCGGTTGTAACTTGTGCAAATGATATAGAGATGCCAGATAATTGGTTGAATGAAATGGTTATCTATTCAGGAAACATTCCTGAAACTGGTATGTGTGGAATACATTGCGTTGAAAATATTGAAAAAATAATTGAAATAAATGGAATGTCAATACATCCGACATTCACTGCGTTTGGAAATATACTGATGCCAAGAAAGGCAATTGATGCAATTGGTTATTATAATGAAGATTATGACCCTTACGGAATGCAAGACGGAGATTATGCCTACCGATTAAATAAAAAGGGTTTCATCAATTATTACATACCAAATATGAAATCAAATCACATTGGCAATGATGTTGGAAACGGAACAGAATACAGAAAGATGAAAGATGAAGGTCTTGCATTATCAGATGCAAAATGGAAACATTGGACATCTCATTACGATGAAACTGAAAACTACACAATATTTCAAAAGCAAATGCAATGATACTATTAGGCGGACAAATAGAAGGAATAAATTCACGCAAGGATAAAACAATTAAACTGACAATCGGAACTCAGGAAATGACACCTGCGCAATGTGGTCAGATTTTTGAACTGCATCAATCATTCTGCTATATCGGATTAAAGAAAGAACCATTTACAAAAGATGAATCTGATGTATTAGAATCATTAAAGACAGATTTTGCCAATGCAAAAACACCATCACAAAGGTTGCGAGGTATTCTCTATCTTAATTTTCAAAACAATCCTGAAGGATATATTGATTTCAATAGTTACTATTTGGCAAAAATGGAATTGATATGTGAACACTACAAATCAAAACTTGATTGAAAAACCATACTAAAATCTATTTCAAACATTTCGGTTATGACCTATCAGATTTTATATCATGTGAAGTATGTGACCGAGTCGCAGTTGATATACACCATATCAGATGCAGAGGTATGGGCGGAAGCAAAGAGCATGATAACATCAACAACCTTATGGCATTATGCAGACAATGTCACATCCAGTTCGGCGATAAAAAACAACACATTGATTTCCTAATATTAAAACATAAAACAAAACTACATGGAACTGACAATTAAAATGCATGACACAACTTTTTGCATCATCAGAAAAAATGATGACATCACATTGTCTGAACTTTATGAGCATTTCAATGCAATGCTAATTGGTTGTACTTTCACCAAACAACAGATTGAAAACTACATAACTGAAAAAGCAATTGAAATTGAAAACAATGAATCAATACTTTGAATTTAAAACATCGGAATTACATCGGAAATGGCAAAGCAAGAAAAACAAAATCATGGAGGCAGTTTAACACGACCAGCAAAGGGTGAAACGATGAATCCTAACGGCAGACCAAGAAAGTATGTTTCCATCCTGAAGGATGCAGGTTATAAACTTGCAGAGATAAATGACACCATCCAGAACATGATGGCAATGGATTTGGAGGAATTGAAAAAGGTATACGATAATCCAAAGGCTACGATTCTTGAAAAGACAATCGCAAACGCGATGGTTAAGAGTTTGCAAAAAGGTTCGTTGTATTCTCTTGAAACATTGCTGACAAGAGTGTATGGAAAGCCGAAAGAAACGTCAAGCGTTGAGAATAGTGGCAAGATAGAGTTTGTTATTACCAAAGGCAAAACAATCCTTTAAATCATCTTAAAATGCATTAAATGACTATTGAAATACCTGAACTGCATCAGAATCAACAAGCAATCCTTGATAATCAGTCAAGGTTTCGCGTTGTAATGTGTGGCAGACGTTTCGGTAAATCTGAACTCGCACAGATTGAAATGATATATGAAGGAATCAAAGGAAACTCAATCGCATACATTACACCTACTTACGCACTTGCAAAAACATTCTTTGCTAAACTTGCTAAGATTCTACCATTTGAAAACAACAAATCAGATTTGATTATTAACTTTCCAAATGGTGCATCCATCATGTTTTTTACTGGAGAACGGCTTGACAATCTACGAGGCAGGAAATTTCACTTCGTGGTAGTTGATGAGGCATCTTTCATTCCTGATTTAGAAAGCGGATGGTTGAATTCAATACGTCCAACGCTAACTGATTACAAAGGACGCGCATTGTTCCTATCAACTCCAAAAGGAAAGAACTATTTCTATTCACTATACCTGAAAGGATTAAGCGGTGAGAACGATTGGAACTCTTTTAAGTTCACAACATATGACAATCCTTACATTGATAGGCATGAGATTGATGATGCTAAGATTCAATTGCCACACGCAGTATTTGAGCAGGAATATCTTGCTAACGCGATGGAGAACGCGAGTAATCCATTTGGTAATGAACATATAAAGAACTGCATAAAAGAGCTATCAACAAAACCTGCAAAGTATTATGGTATTGATTTGGCAAAGTCAGTTGACTGGACTGCAATAGTAGGTTTAGATGAGGATGGTTGCGTGTGTTACTTTGACCGATTCCAAAAGGATTGGAAACAAACAAAGGAAACAATATTAACGCTTGACAGAAGCATTCCAGTAATGATTGATTCAACTGGTGTAGGTGATGCCATCACAGAAGATTTGCAGAATAACTTTTCAAATATGCAAGGGTTCAAATACACATCAACGAGTAAACAACAACTGATGGAGTTACTTGCTTCATCAATACACAAACAGGAGGTTTGTTTTCCTGATGGTATTATCAAAGAAGAATTAGAGGTATTTGAATATCAGTTCACTGCAACTGGTGTTCGTTACAATGCACCACAAGGGTTTCACGATGATTGTGTGAACGCATTGGCATTGGCAGTTCGGTGCAAGAATCAGTTTAAATTTTCAGGTGAATACTATTTCATATAATTTTTCACAAAAAAGATATAATATATTATGAAGGTCAGCATTAAGAAGTTTCAAGAACTATACTCAATTGCTCAATCAGATTTTGATGAACTGACAAAATCAAGTTTGCTCATTCAGAATCTGACTGGTAAAACAGAGGCAGAACTTGACAACATGAACATTGTGAAGTATGGTGCATTATGTAAGAAGGTCAATAAGTTATTTGAAAATTTCACTCAGGAACTGGACAATAAAAAACCGAAGCAATATATCAAAGTCAAATGTCAATGGTATTTCTTGAATTATGATATAAGAAATCAAAATGCAGGTAAGTATGTGGAGTTGGCAACATTCAGTGGTGACCTTGTAGGTAACCTGCATAAAATAATGGCAACGATGGCAACACCGATGGTATGGAGTTGGAAAGGATTAAAGTTATATGAAGGTGAGGTTAATCATAACAAGATGGCTAACGATATGCAGGAAGTAGAATTTGAAGTTGCTTATCATGCAGCACTTTTTTTTTGCGCAGTTTTAAAGATGTCAATGGTGAGTTTGAATACTTATTTTCAGACACTGGAGAATCCGAAGGCAGCACACTTGGCAAAGAATTTAGCAAGAACTTTGGATGGTTATACAATGCCAAAATGGTATCGGAATTTGAAGGTGTCAGCATAGACGATGTGTGGAAGATTTCAACAATTCAGTTTCTGAATGATTTGAGTTATCTAAAAATGAAGCGTGAGGTGGATGATGAACATGAAAAACGATTGATGAATAAATATAAGTTGAATGCCAAGCCAAACTAAAAATCAGCAAATAAATCTTGAGAATGGTTTCATTCAATCAAAAGCGCAAGGTGGATATAAGGTTCTTGATATGAGGTCGTTAGATACATTATTAGGTGAATATGCAGAAAAATATAAACAAGAACTAATTGCATCAATAGAACGGAAGCAGATAACGGCAAGTGGTGAGATGGAGAAAAATATCACATTCACTTTGAAAGATGTTAATGGAATCAAAGTGCTGGATATATATTTAGTGGACTATGCAAAGTTCGTTGATAAAGGTGTGAAGGGTTGGGGTTCATCTAAGAATGCACCATCATCACCTTATTCATATAAGAATCCACCAAAAACAAATAGTGGTGGTAAATTTAGAGATAGCATAAAAAGATACATTCAAAGTGGTCATGCAAAAGTAAGTTCATTGGATGTAAAAAGATATGGTGCAGTAAGAGGTGAAAAGAAATCTAAATCTTTATTAGATGCAAGGGTTGATACATTGATGTATTTGATTAGAAAGTATGGAATCAAAACAACTAATTTCATAAAAGAACCAACGGAAAAAGTATTCAAAGATTTGTCGGTTAGAATTGCAGATGAATATGCAGTTAATATTTCAGTTCAAATAACTAAGTAATGAGCATAACGAGTTTAATAAATCCATCAGGTAATGTGACTGCACAAGATTCATTGTGGCATATTGCCTATTCAGATAACTCAGGACAGACCGATTTCAAATATGTTTTTGATTTGTATCATAATGGTCAGCAATTGGTAAGAACCAAAGTATTTCCTGAACCATCAAATGGTCGCGGTTATTTTGATGCATCAAATGTTATTAGGAATGAAATGAAGTTTGATTGGTTCACTCCTACATCTGTAACAAAATCGTATCTCGTTTCACCTGATAATTCAGGACAATCATCTTTACAATATCAGGTAAGAGTTGGTGAAGATTTCAGTGGAGTGACTACATTGAACATGGCATCAGGAAATGTGCGTGTCTACAATTACATTCCATCAGTATTCAAAAGAAAGGTAGCAAGAAGCGAAGCGAACAACTGGACAACGAATAGACCATTCACCGCTAATGTAGGAAAGAATGATAAATTCTTAGTTGGTATAAGGCACAACGGAACAAAGATATATTTGAAAACTGAAGCATGGAATCCTAATACAAATGCATTTGATATTACCTGCATTGATTTAACTGGATATCAAGCACCTTCAGATGGTGGATTGGTTCGTAAGTTCACGCAGTTAGATATTGGATTTGATTCTATTAGTAATCTCGTTTCACAACCTTGTTTCAATTTCAATAGTAATACTTTCATGGATGTCAAGTTCTACACTAATTTATTAGATGTACAAGCATTCAGATTGTATTATGATTGTGATGAAAGATATACTCATGTAAATCTATACTTCATTAATTCTTACGGAATGTTTGACACTGCAAGATTCAAACTTGCAAATAAGTTGAGCATGACAACAGAACGAAAGACATTTGAAAAGCGTGATTTCAAGTTCAGCAATACTTCTGTTGATTATTATGATTCTCGTAATGTGTATAATGAAAGTAAAATCAATTACGGAAGCAAAACAGATTGGACATATAAGTTAACAATGGATTTTCCGACTGATGCTGAATATCAATGGTTGTGGGAATTGATTGTTTCACCACAAGTGTATGCAGAGATTGATGGGTATTATTATCCAGTTTCAATAAAGAATACTAACTACGAATACATTCAGCAGAAATGGGCAGGATTGAGAACATTGGAAATTGAATGTGATATTAATCAAACAAGATACGGATTCAGAAGATGACAAGATTATTCATAGAAGATAACGAACTGGATATCAATGCGAATTTCTCGCAGCAGATAACCTATGCCATTGATGATTTGAATAACTTAGATTCAAAGAGTACATCATTTAGCAAAACAATAGTTATACCTGCAACTGCAAACAACAATAGATTGTTTGGAAACATATTTGAGTTTTCAAATAGCAATTTTACGAATGATGTAGAACCAAATGTATTATACAATTTTAATGCATCAAAATCAGCAAAGGCAAGAATTGAAATAGATGGATTGCAAGTGATGAAAGGTGTGTTGAGATTATTAGAGATTATTGTTTATGATGACCATGTAGAATATGAGATTGCATTGTTTGGAGAACTCGGCGGTTTCTTCAGTAAATTAATTGCAAAGAAATTGAATGGAAATGTCAATGCAGTTGATGATTTAGATTTTAGCGCATACAATACTAACTGGACATATTCAGCAATGACAAATAGTTGGGCAAATTGGAATGCAGGTAGTGGTATTATATTTCCAATAATTGATTATGGTAATGTTAGCTACAATATTCCATCAACATCACCTACATATTTATCAAAAAAAGATTATCAATATACTGCATTCAGACCTGCATTTTTTGTTCGTGAAATCATTGATAAAATAATAACTAATTCAGGTTATACATGGGAAAGTGATTTCTTTGATAGTAACTTTTTCAAGCGTTTAATTATACCAAATAACCAAAAACGTTTGAGTAAATATACAAGCTATGAATTGAATGTTGCGACAACTGGATTCAATTATGTAACTGCTGATGGAACAAGCAAAGCGATGTCTTTTGGAATACTTACGGCTGTTGGTAACTTCACACCATCTTCAGGAAATACTATATTCACTTACGGAGGTGCTAATATAACGGCACAAGTTAACTTTAGATTGAAAGGAACATTCACAAGTTCAAATTCAATTCCTGCTGAGGTTAAAATAAAAATAAACGGAACACCAATAATAAGCATTCCTATTGGTGGTTATGCAGGAACATCACAACCATTTGACGTGAATGGTAGTGGATTTATTGCATTATCAAATGGAAATGTATTAACTATTACAATTGAAAAAATAGGTGGCGGAACATGGACATATTCTTTTGATACTGGTTCAACAAATCTCACAATAAATTCAGGTGCATTAGTTCCATCACCATTAGCATATTCTGAATACATCTACATGAATGATGTATTACCAAGAAATATATTGCAGAAAGATTTCTTTGCATCTATTCTGAAGATGTTTAATTTGATGGTGACTGAGGATAAGTATATTGAAAAGCATTTGATAATAACACCGAATGTTGATTTCTACAATTTAAGTCGCTCAAGTTATTTGGATTGGTCAGATAAAGTTGATAGGTCACAAGTCATAAAGATTAAACCAATGTCTGAAGTTAATGCGAGATTCTATGAATTCAAATACAAAGATGACACTGATTTTTATAATGATAAGTACAAGAAACAATACAATGAAACATACGGAAATAGAAACTTTGACAATCAATTTGAATTTGCAAAAGAAACTTCAAGCGTTGATATAATATTTTCATCAACACCATTAGTAGGTTATTTAGGAAAAGATAAAGTTGTAAGCACAATTTTTAAGAAAACAAATGAAGTTGAAGAACAGATTGAATCAGTTATCAGGATACTTCAAGCAAAACAAATATCTGGTGTTACCAGTTGGAAAATTTTGAATAGTAGTTCAGGAACGACAACTGAATTAGGAACACGAACAGATTATTTGTATGCAGGTCATTTTGATGACCCTGATGTTCCTGCTGCTGATATTAATTTTGGTGCAACAAAAGAACTTTATTTCACATTAGTTTCAGGTGCATTGAGCAATAATTTATTCAATGCTTATTATTCATCTTACATGGCTGAAATAACCGATAAAGATTCAAGGTTATTGACCTGCAAGATGAAATTGAATAACAAAGATATTTTCAATCTTGATTTCGGCAGATTTATTTGGGTTGATGGGGTTTTATATCGGTTGATTAAGATTGTTGATTTTGCAGATAACGAAGTTTGTGAGGTACAATTATTGCGAGTAATTTATACTACTTACTTATGATTATAAAATACTTTGATGAATTTGAAGGTCAATGGATTGACGTAACTGGTAATACTGGTGCAATGCTCGTGAAGGGTGTTAATGATTGGAATACAACACAAGGTTATTTGGTTTTGAGTTTATTATTAAATCAAAGTACAAACCAAGACCCAACTTATACTGAACTGGAAAACACAACTGGATGTACTTATACAATAACAAGAAACTCAGCAGGTGATTATAGAATGGTTTTATCACAAGAAATATTGAGTCAAGGTAAAACGCAAATATTTATTCAACAATCAGATTCATCATTGATTCAAGTTCGTAGAACAGATATAAATGAAATAAACATAAGAACTTTTGATGACAATGTTTTACTTTTCACAAGTTTAGAAATTAGAATATACAACTAACATGGCAACAAATACAGAAGTAAATGTTCGGATAAATGTAGACGCGAAAGGTGCAAATAATAGCGTTGGTAGTATTAAGAAGCAATTAAAAGATGCAACTGCTGAACTCATTGACATGAGGCAAAAGTTTGGTGATTCATCAATTGAAGCAGCAAACGCAGCAAAGAAGGTTGCCGAATTAAAAGATGCCATTGGTGATGCAAAAAATATGGCTGATGCATTTGACCCTGATGCAAAATTTAAAGCATTTGGTGCAACTCTACAAGGTGTTGCAGGTGGTTTTTCTGCAATACAAGGTGCGCAAGCATTATTCGGTTCTGAGAGTGAAGCAGTATCAAAAACACTTGCAAAGGTTCAGGGTGCAATGGCATTAAGTCAAGGAATTAACTCTGTTCTTCAGGCTAAGGATGCATTCAAAAACTTAGGTGCAGTTTTATCAAATAATGTTGTAATTCAGAAAGCATTGAATTTTGTGATGACTGGTTCATTCAAAACTCAAAAAGAATTATTAATTGCAAAAGAATCTGATGCTGCGGTAACAACTGCACAAACTGCTGCAACTACTGGTTTAACTATTGCTCAAAATATTGCAAGGGTTGCAGCTATTGCATTGCGTGGTGCAATTATGGCAACTGGTATAGGTGCAATAGTTATAGGAATCATAGCATTGATTCAAAAAATAATGGAATGGACTGGTGTAAGTGATGAAGCAGAAAAGAAACAACAAGAGATTGCAGTTGAATCAAATAAAAGAAACAAAGATTATTTTGACCAGAATTATAAGCGTCTGCAACAAGCGCAAGACCTTGCAATAAAGGAGGCAGAACTTGCAGGTAAATCGCAAAAAGAAATATTAGCATTAAGATTAAAAGGAAAGCAAGATGAAATTAATGCAATAGAATCAAGAAATAACGAACTGCGGAAAATGTATAAAAGTGCAAACATTGATTTGCAAAATGCAGCAGTTGATGAACTTGAACAAAATAAAAAGAATCAAGAAGATTTAAACTTTGAAATTAATAAAATAAAACAAGAAGGTAGGCAACAAGACCTTGACAATGTTAGAGCATACAATGACCAGTTAGAAGGATTGCAACAAAGCAATTATCTAAAGTCAATAAAAAATGATGATAAAAGAGCAATTGAAAAATCAAAAATTGATTATGATAATAACATCAAAAAATTAAATGATGCTCAATATACTGAAGCACAAAGAACAGAACTTGAAAAACAATATGCAATTCAGCGTGACCAAGAAATTTCTGCAATAAATGAATCAGCAAATAAAAGAGCAAAAGATAAAAGAGATGCAGTAAGCAAAGAAATTCAAACTGCAAATGATGCATTGAATAAACAATTGTTGAGTTTACAGAATGAATATACTTTGATGCAAATCAAAGATGAAGATGAGAGAGCAAAGAAGCGTTTGGATATACAATTACAAGCATCTATAAAAGAGGTTGAAAATAGCAAGGCAAGTGAAGCATTGAAATTTGACACAATCAGTCAATTGTATTTTAAATATACTGCTGATATTAAAGCAATAGAGGATGCAGCAGAAACAAAAAGAAAAGAAGATGCTGCAAAGAAAAGACAATCAGCAATAGATTTTGAAAATGAAACATTCAAAATATTAGAAGAAAATAGGATTGAAAGAATAAAGAATGAAAATGACAAAGCATTTGAACAAGAATCTGCAAGATATCAAAATGAAATAGACCTTGCACTTGAAGCATTAAATAAAAAAGAAATTTTAGATGCTGAATATAAATCAAGACGAGAAGCAATTGAAACAATTCATCAGGCAAAATTAACTGATATATCAAAAGCAGCAGATGAAGAACGAATTAAGAATGATGAAGCAGCGCATCAAAAAAGAATATCACAATACAAAGAAGTTGGTGATGCTGCAGGTGCATTGTCGGATGTCATTGGAAAGCAAACTGCGGTAGGAAAAGGTTTGGGTGTAGCTCAGGCAACAATCAATACATACATTGGTGCAAGTGAAGTATTGAGAGCGAAATCAGTTCTACCTGAACCAGCAGGAACAATAGTTAAGATTGCAAATGTTGCTGCAATAATTGCAACTGGTATCAAATCAGTAAAAGCAATATTAGCAACCAAAGTTCCAAATCAAGGTGGTGGTGGAGGTGGTACAATACCATCAGTAGGTGGTGGAGTTACTGCACCATTATCAGCACAGATGACAACAACAATGTTAAATCAAGGACAAATAAATCAATTATCTTCAGCAACAAATAGAGCATTTGTATTGGAATCTGATGTCACTGGAAATCAGGAAAGAATACAACGTTTGAATCGTGCTGCAAGAATCAGCTAAAAAATAAAATTATGACACTACCAATTTATGAATTGAAAATCAGCGAGAATCTTAATGATGACGCTGAAGTAAACTATGTTGCATTAGTAGATGCACCTGCAATTAAAAAGGATTTTATTGCATTTAGAGATGAGTTTGTTGAACCATCTAAAGGTGAACATAAAATAGATTTCTTACCTCGTTGCATTTCTTATGTAGTTAATGAAGGAAAAGATAATCAACAAGCAGTTGCTATATGTAATTCAATATGGGAACAACACTTTGCAGGTGGTATTTCGTTTGATTATGACGAAACTATTTCAACCGATAGAGGCAAAGAACTTGCAAAGAAAAAAATTGCTGAAGGTAATGTTGTTTACATCATATCAGCAAGACAAGATGTTGAAGGTATGCTATCAACGGCAGATGAATTAGGAATACCACATTCAAAAGTTTATGCAACTGGTAGTAATAAGGCAAAGATTGAAAAGATAAAATCATTAGGAATTCAAAAGCACTACGATAATAATGCAGATGTAATTGCTGAACTTGGAAACATTGGTGAAAAGTTTAGATTTGAAAGATTTGCTATTATTAATGAAGACCAGCATATTATCTCAGGTCCACTAATGTTAGCTGATGAACTGATTTATAGAAACAATGAGAAATTTGGTGAGCATTATGTGAAGTTCAGCGCAGAAACAATCAAGCAGATTGCAATAAAATTTGCAAAGAAAAAATACAATCAGAATGTTAACCTGATGCATGATGCAAAGCAAAAGGTTGATGGAGTTACAATGTTTGAAAGTTTTATTGTTGATAGGCAAAGAGGTATTATGCCGATGGTAGAATTTAAAGATGTTGCAGATGGTAGTTGGTTTGGCAGTTTCTATGTAGAGAATGATGAAGTTTGGTCAGCAATTAAAGATGGGACTTACAAAGGGTTTTCAGTAGAAGGATTGTTTGATTATGAACAACCTAAATCAGCAGAACAGAACGCTTTAGAAACGATTGAGAAATTATTAAATCAACTTTAAGTCATAGTATTTTCAAACCTAAATATAATATGTTATGAATCACACAGAAATTCTCACAAAATTGAAGCAGACATTCAGCGAATTAATGCAACAATCTCCTAAAAAAGACATGGTTAAAATGCTTGATGCGGTTTTGGCGGATGGCACTTCGGTTCAAATTACTGAATTAGCAGTAGGTGGTATCGTTACAATCAACGGAGTTCCTGCACCAATGGGCGAACATGAGTTGCAAGATGGAACTATGATTGTTGTTGGTGATAATGGTGCTATTATGGAAATTAAATCAGACCCAATTCAACCTGAAGAACCACCAATGATGGAAGATATGGGTGCAAAATTCAGCGCATTTGAATCTGCAACTAACGAAAAATTCACTGCTTACGAAACTAAACTTTCAGCATACGAGCAAAAGTTTGCAGAGTTTGACGAAAGATTGAGTAAAGCAAATATTGTGATTGAAGGTTTGTTGAATCTGACGCAGACAATAGCTACAACTCCAACTGGCATTGCTGATGAATCAGTAAAAGCAAACAACAATTTCAAAGAAGAAAAAGAAAAATCTTACGATATCCTATTCAGTTAAAAATTAAAATTAAATAAAAATGGCACTTAGCTTAAGTTCACTTACATCGTATACTAAACAACTTACCAAACCACTTTTGTCAAGTGCGGTTTTTGGTGCAAAGACACAACAACTTATTAAAGATGGTGGTATCGTTATCCCACAAGCAAAATCGGTTGTTGCTATTCCTTTGATGGATACTGATGCAGTTTTTCAAACTGATTCATGTTCTTTTGACCCTTCAGGTACAACGAGCATCACTCAGCGTACAATCACTGTTGGTAAAATCAAAGTAGAAGAAAAAATCTGTCCAAAAGATTTGGAAGCATACTTCACACAAGAGGCTTTGAAAGCAGGTTCTACTTACGAAGATTTCGGCAATGCTGATTTTCAGGCTGCTTATCTTGCAAAGAAAAATGCTCGTATTGCTGCTCAACTTGAAACTGCAATATGGCAAGGTGATGCAACAGGTTCAACTGCAAATACAAACAAATTTGATGGTCTTTCAAAATTGATTGTTGCAGGTAGTCCAGTTGACGCAAACGTATCAGGTTACACTGGTGTTGCTACAATCACAACTATCACACAATCAAATGTTGTAGCTGCAACTGAAGGTATCTACAAGGCAATCCCTGCTGCGGTAATGGCAAAGGGTGATGTTAAGATTTTCGTAGGAAATGATTGGTATCGTTTGCTTATCATGGCATACAGAGCATTGAATTTGTTCAGCTACAATCCACAAGATTCTCAGGCTGCAACTTTCATCTTGCCAGGTACTAACATTGAAATCGTTGCTGTAAATGGTTTGAATACAACTGGTGATGCATTCGCAATCAGTTTGTCAAACATCGCAATGGCAGTTGATTTGGTTGACGAAGAAGGTGCATATGATATGTGGTGGTCACGTGATAATAACGATGTGCGTTTCCGCGTAGCTTTCAAGATGGGTGTGAACGTAGCATTCACTAACGAGTGTGTGAAATTCATTGCTGCTATCTAATATCGGTTCGGTAAATAATAAAAGGGTGGTGAGAAATACACCACCTTTTTCATAAACTTAAAAATTAAATATTATGCCCTGCGCAATTACATCAGGTTACACAATAGAATGTCGCGATTCAGTCGGTGGCGTTCAGACAATATGGTTGATTGAGAATGCAAATCTTTATGATGCATCAGGTAATTCAACAATTACTTCAGCATCAGGAACAGTGACTGCATTGAACAAAAAGAGTGGTAAGAAGTTTTGGAAATTTGAAGTTCCGCGTGCTACCGCAATGACTATGAATGGTATCACTGCCAGTCAAGAAAACGGAACTATTTTCTACACACATCAGGTTGAGTTCCCTATCAATCAGCGTAACGCAACTATGAGAAATATCGTTGCAACACTTGCTTACAATCGTCTGACATTCGTCACTCTTGAAGGTGATGGTGTTTATAGAATGTTCGGTAAATCATTTGGTCTATTTATGGATTCATCAGAGGGTGGTTCAGGTACTGCACTCGGTGATAGAAACGGATACGTTCTGAAGTTTTCAAGTCAAGAAACTGAAGATTTCTTGATAGTTCCTGCAAACATTGCATCAACTTTGGAAAACACTGGAACGGCTTAATTTGCTAACCAATGAAAAGTAGCCACCGACCGACAAAGTCGGTGGTTTTTTTATTTATGATACATCTAACAAAAGGAAATAGTGATACAATATTTACAACATCAGATACTATTTTGAATCTGACTGATAGATATTATTTCAAGTTCACGCATAGAACAACACAAGATATTGTTCAAATGTGGATTCCAAATGAAGATAACATCGCAAGATTTCAAAAATTCACAATAATTACAAACGATTATTTTGCTAACTTTATAGAAGGGTTCTGGTCATATACTATACAAATTGCAGTAACAAATAATGTTGTTCCAACAACACCAATTCTTGAAAGTGGTTATATGTACCTCCATCCTGAAACTGATTTTGTTCCGATAAAATATAATGAACAATCAAATAATTTCAAAGCATACAATGGATAATTATAATTACATCACGCTTCAGTTTGACCAAGCACAACAACCTAAGTTTGAGGAAAAGAAAGGAAAGGGATATGTTGAGTATGGTAAGGACAATGACTATCCTACATACTTACTCGGACTATACAATGAATCACCTAAGCATGGTTCAATTGTAAAATCAAAAACTGGTTATATTTACGGAAAAGGTTTTGAAGATAATGGTTCATGCAATTCAGCAGGTGAAACATGGAATGAAGTATTAAAGAAATGCATTGCTGATGATGAGTTATTTCGTGGGTATTATATGCAAGTGATATGGAATCGTGCAAAGCAAATTCAGGAGGTTTATCACATTGAATTTTCAAAGGTTAGAGTTAGTAAGGATTTGACAAAATTCTACGTTAAAAACGATTGGAGTGACTTCAGAGAGAAGATGAGATGCTATGATGCATTTAACATCAATAATCCTTACGGAAGTCAGATATTCTACAAAAAGGAATACAATCCAACAAGCGAGGTTTATCCATTGCCATCATATTTTCAGGGTTTGAATTACATTGAATCAGACATTGAAGTTTCAAGGCATTTGCTCGGAATGGCAAAGCAATCTTTTGTCGGAAGTACATTGATAAACTTGAACAATGGCGACCCTATTAATGAGGAGAAACGCGGTGAAGTTGAAAGAGGTTTGTTGAAAAAGTTCACTGGTGATTCAGGTAAGCGTGTGGTAATCATGTTCAATAAGAGCAGAGAAAACGCTGCTGAGATTATTCCACTCGGAACAAGCACACTTACAAAAGAAGATTTCACGAATGTAAATAATTTGATTCAGCAAGAGATTTTTGTTGCTCATCAGATTATCAGTCCAGTTCTACATGGTATCAGTACAAGCGGTTCACTTGGTCAGCGTAATGAAATACGTGATGCTTACGAGATTTGGAATAATACTTATGTTACAGAAAGGCAACAAGAGTTTGAATATGTATTTACTAAAATCAGAAACCTATCAGGAGAGCAAGGTGAATTTGTGATTAAACCAGTAGAACCTTTGAAATTTGAATTTACTGAATCAATCGTAAGTCAGAATTTGACAAAGGATGAAATCAGAGAATTGATGGGTAGAGAACCATTGGATTCTTCAGTTAAAACACAAGCACAAATTATCAGCGATAATATTAACGCATTAAGTCCATTGGTTGCAAATAAGGTTTTGGAATCTATGACACCTGATGAAATCAGAAGTTTGGCTGGATTAATTCCTGCACCACCTTCAGCGCCTGCACCAAATGCATCAGCACCAACTCAGTCAGAAGTTCCAATGCAGTCAAATGATGCATTGAGAAATTTAACTGGCAGACAATATCAGAACGTTATGCGTATTGTTCGTCAGTTTGGGAATGGCAAACTGAAAAAAGAACAAGCGTCATTGATGCTTAAAAATGGTTTTGGTTTTACTGATGCTGATATAAATACTTTTTTAGGTATTGACGATTCACCAATGACAGATGATGAGGTGCAACAATTTTCAATGGATAAAGATTTGTTTTTGCTTCAGGAACTTGAAAAGATAGGAAGCAAAAGAAATGATTTTAATATACATATATCAAGAGGTGTTAATGAATCATTTGCTATTGAACTTGACCAATTAGAAGCAAATGTGTTATCAATATTGACAAAGGAAAAAGGAAAGGTAACACCTGAAATAATTGCTAAATCTTTGAAGGTTGATGTAGCTGAAGTTAATAAGATAATCAAGAACTTCATTGATGATGGTGTGATTGAATCAGTAACATCTAAAATCAATGCAGAACCATCGTATAAAGTTATCAAACCAGTTTCTGAATTAGGTGGTGATAATTCAACGATTGAGTTTAAGATTATGTATTCTTACGAGTGGCGTTTAGGTTTTACGGATTCTAATTTATCTACATCACGACCATTCTGTAAAAAGATGGTAGAATTAAGTAAGTCAGGTAAATTTTGGAATCGTGCAGATATTGAATCACTTAGTGTGCGTTTGGGTTATTCAGTATGGGATAGAGTCGGTGGTTGGTGGACAATGCCTAACGGCGTTCATTCTGAACAATGCAGACATCAATGGGTTTCTCACCTTGTAACAAAAAAATAAAATGAGCAAAAATATTCTTTTCATTACTGAGCAATTATTCAAAGAACGTACTGGTGCATCAAATGCAATAGATGGAAAGCAGTTGTTTCCTATGATAAAAGTAGGAGGTGATATATTTATTCAACCTGCACTTGGCAGTAGATTGTACAAGCGTTTAGAAGATGGAATTGAGGCAGGGAATTTAACTGCTAATGAAAAGACGCTTATTGATGATTATATTACTGATGCGTTGGTATGGTATACAATGAGCATGTTGCCTATAACAATGGGTTATCAATTATTTAGCAAAGGATTTTTGCAAAAGACAAGTGAAGAAAGCAACACACCATCTCGCGGTGATTTAGAATTGATTGAACAAAAATATCAATCAATGGCTGAGTTTTATAAAACGAGATTGATAAAATATTTACAAGAAAATTACACGCTATACTATGAGTACTTTAATACTGGTAGTGGATGGGATGTAATATTTCCTGAAGAGAAAGCATACAATTGCCCAATCTATTTAGGTCAAGATTATGAGATTAGCAATCCAAGATATGTAAATAGTAGTAGCGGTTATTCAAGTCCTTTGATTGTTTACTATACTGCGGTTGGAAATGAAACTACATTTAATGTTTCAGCACTTGCAGGTAGAACTTGTTTGGTTGCATCGCGTGGTGGTTTGGCAAAAGGTATAACGACAACGACAACGTCTGATACTGGTTATTTGCAAATCAATGGTCAAGTGGTTAGATTGCCAACTGGAGATGTTGCAATGGCAGGTGAATTGTTCACATTCCTTTATAGATAATTATGAGCAAAGGATACAAGAAAGAATACATAGATAAAGTAAAACAAAAATTCAATGACGCGAAACGAAGTCATAACGGAAATCAAATCAATACTGGAAGCAAATGGAATGATTCAGTCAGTAGTTCCAAATCCACCAGCAAATTGGTTAATGTGGACAGAACAACCTAAATTTCCGAATGCAAGTTTTGATATTTCAAATGGTCAATACAATGCAGGTCGCGAATTGGTTTACACAATAGAAATGTGGTTGCTTGATAAGAGTGGAGTTGATAATGAATTTGAGCAAGATGTGAGCAATGCTATGCACTTAGTAGGTGCAGATATTATGAATATATTAAGACAAGGATTCAAACAATATTCAATCAGTACAAGTGTATCATGGACAAAGGTTGAAGAAAAGTTTGAGGATTATTTGACTGGAGTAACATTCAGTTTTGATTTATCAGTAGTTAACAATTTCACTGCGTGTGATGTACCAAATTAATTTATGAAAAAATTACTTTTTATTCTGTTCGTTTGTTTTGTTTATTCTGCAAAATCGCAGGTATATCAGTTGATGCCACAATATGGTTATCAGGTATTGAGAATGAGTTTTGATTCTACATTGCAGATTCCAACAACTTGTGGTGCGCCTACATTGAAAAGTGTATACAATACAAAGCGTGGTGCGATTGCATTTGATTCATGCAATAATAGATTCTATACTTACAATCCAAAAACTTTCACATGGTCTTTTTTAGGTTCAGGTGGAACAACTGATACTACAAGTTTGAGCAATAGAATTAATCAAAGGATTGATTCATTAAAGCGTTCACGTGATAGTATATTTGCTCGTAAAAATGGTGTATTTGTTTTTCAATATAAAGATTCAATCGGTAGTGGTGGAGGTACTGGATGGAATATAATAGGCAATACTACATTAACTGGAAATGTAACTATTGCTACACCATATAATATATCTTTTCTTGGAACAGATGAAAATCCAAAACAATTTAATGTGGTGGCAGATAATATAAATTTGGATGGTTCACAATTAAAAATAAGTGCGTTATCATCTGTATCAGATACAACTTTGTACAAACCATTATCCATTGATGCAAATAATCAAGTTTATAAAATGCAAAATTGGATTACTGGTGGAGGTACAAGCATTGATACAACAAACAAATGGGTAAATAACATAACAAGAACAATCGGAAAGGATTCAATCATTTACTACATAGGAAATACAAGATATGCGATTAAAGATAGTGTAGGTACAAATCCACCAGCAAGTGGTTATTATTTATCAATATCAGATAGCACTACACAAGACAATCCAACAGCAAATACACCAAGAGCAGTAAAATTTAATACAACAGATTTAGCCAATGGGTTTTCTCTTAATACACAAACTGCGGTATTTGTAGGTACTATTAATAATGGAGGTGCAGGTGCAGGAACTACTTTAAATGTAACATCATTAACATCTGGTAAGATTAAGGTAGGAATGGTATTAACAGGTGGCAGTATAACCGCAGGTACTTTCATATCGGCATTTATATCTGGGAGTGGGGGAATAGGTACTTACGAAGTTTCAGTTTCTCAACTTAAAACATCTGCTACATATACAGGAACAATGACATCTCAAATTGTATGTGCTAATACAGGTATATACAATTTACAATTTTCTTCTCAAATGGATAAGACAGATGCAGGTGTTGATTATGTAAATTTTTGGCTAAGAAAAAATGGAACTGATATAACTGCAAGTGCTGGAGTAATATCTTTACAAGGTAATTCACCAGCATATATGATGGCAGCATGGAATTATGTTATTCAATTAGTAGCTGGAGATACAATAGAATTATATTGGGGAAGTGCAGATATTAATATGAGCATAAGAGCAGAGAGTTCACAAACTACACCATTAGTTCATCCTGCTGTACAATCTACAATTTTTACAATTACACAACAATCTGGAATATTGGCAGGAACAGGAATTACTGCAATAGGTACAAGCGGAAATCAACAAACTGGTTCAGTTCAAACATTGGCAACAGGAACAAGTGGAACAGATTTTGCAATATCATCATCAAGCAATACTCAAACATTTAATTTGCCTACTGCATCAGCCACAAATAGAGGTGCATTATCTACAACAGATTGGAGTACTTTCAATGGCAAAATAGGTGCATCAGATACTGCAACAATGCTTTCAAAATATCAGCGTTCAATTACTGCTGTAAAATATTCAGATACTGCATCAATGCTTTCACCATACGTTAGAAACACACCAACGATTGCTTATTTATCAAGTGATTTCAATACATCAAATACAACTGCAACAAATACAAATCTAACAATAGCAGTTGAAGCGAATACGGCTTATAGAATAATGATAAATGGTTCAGCATCAAAAGCAACATCATCAACTGGAATGAAGATATCAATAGGTGCGCCAACTGGAACAACAATAAAAGCAAATGCATCACTTGGTCAAAATGCTATTTCTACAATTGTTAATTCATTTATTACATCAGTAAACTCACTTGGCTCAACTTTTGCAAATGGTGTAGCAGTTGAAGTACCATTTAGAGTTGAAGGAATAATAGTAACAGGTTCAACTGCAGGAAGCATCACACTTCAAGCAGCGACAGTTACTTCAAATGCTGCAACTATTTACGCAAATACATTAATGACATTAACAAAAGCATACGCACAATGAGCAACGCAGATTTGACAAACCTTTTAATTGGTATCGTTATTAGTTTGATTATCTATGTGAGCAAAATCTTCATCTCAAAACTTGAAAATTTTGAAAAGATTGTGCAGTCAATTTTATTGTCAGATGTAGCAATGAAAAAAGACATTGAAAAAATTAATGAAGATTTGAAAGACCACGAAACAAGAATACAAAAACTTGAAGCGTAACGATGCCATATTATTTGCATTCATTTTGATGTTGAGCATCTATTTTGTAGATAATGTATGGTTAAGAGCAATAACATATTTAAGCAGTATTATTTTTTTATATTTTTTAATTCAAAACAATAAATTATGAAATCAGGTTTCGGTAAATTAAATGTTCAAGATTTTTTTAGAGGTTTGATTATTGCAGTATTAACTGCATTGGTTACTTTTTTATATAACACAATGGAATTAGGAGAGTTAGTTTTCAACTGGAAACAAATTGCAACTACATCATTGACTGCTGCACTCGCGTATATAATCAAGAATTATCTTTCAAATAGTGAAGGTGCGTTCTTGAAGAAATAAAAAAACCTGATGTAGAAACATCAGGTACAAACACAAATTTTACTTAAAAAACGATACTCAAAATTAATACTATGCGATTAATTATTGTATCGTGTGCATTACTTTTTATTGGTTGTTATTCTGAGAAACAAGCGCAAAGAGAATTGATTGAGGCACAACTGAAGCATCCTGAAGTGGTGAGTAAGTTTGTCGCAAAAAATTATCCTTGCGATTCTGTCATTATGCGAATTGATACCATTGAAAAAATAAAGTGGAAAATCATTGTTGATTCTTTGAATAGAAAAATAATAATCAAAAAAGATACTATCAACAAGATTCTGAAAGACACAATATTTCTGCGTGA